TTCACCGTGTACACAATTCCATATAGATGCACAATCGAATTCGCCAATAGCATCAATAACAACAACTGCACAATGGTTGAACGGACTAGTGTAGTAACCGGCTGCTGCATGACTGCCATGATGTGGAGTATAAGTAAGATCTGCATAATGAAGCCCCCATTTGTTGAGGTGATGTTTAGGAAGGTTGTCTAGTCTAAAAGCCGTGTCATATTGCTTGGCTTTGATCTGTCTAGCTTTCTTGTACCAGGGATTTTCATACCAGAATATCCGATCCGGTGTCCATCCTCTAAACAAGGCTGTACTAATTAGTTCACGTGGAATATCAGTAGTTTCATTAATAGTGTTGGCTATTAACTTGCCGTTATCGAAAATAGCAAGACTACTGCTATGGTTGAGTGCGTTAATTCCCCAATGTATCATTTGTAAATAAACGGGTCACGTTTCTTAAGTTCTTCTAATCGGCGAGCATACGCCTTACGTTCTTGCCATTTTCTATATGGCGTTAATAACCATTTGATAAATTTCATTCTTCGTCCTTCTTGAACCACTTGCGGGCTCTTAATTGAATTTTTAAATTATTAGACTCTTTGCTGTTAATAATACTGTACAAAGTATACAGTCTACCATAATGTTTAACGGCATCATTAACGTCTTTGATACCTTCATCCCACTCTGGAAATGCAACACTCCAGCCGAACTCTAATGCTTGTCCTACTAGTTTCATACCAGCTTCGTCGCGGTCTGCAAGTACAATAACTTCACGCTGTAGTTGACTAATCAATGCATGTTGGCTTGCGCTAACTTCTGAGCCCATAAGCGCAACGCTATCTATACAAATGGCATCGATAGGACCTTCAACTGCTATAACGTATTTACGATCGTACGGTTGTCGGTCCAAATTAAATACATATCCAGGTTGCTGTTCACTAATGTATTTGGGTTGTCCTGCTGTAATCTTTCTAGCTGTATATCCAACTAGTCGATGCTCGTGATAGAATGGAATTATAAGCCTATTAGTAAATCCATCTTCGTCTGTCCAGTGCCATGGATAATCGTCTACAAATAAATGTCTACTTGCCAAATACTCGAGTACGGGGATTAATTCATCGGTTGGGTGTTTGATCCATTCGGCTAAAGGTTTAGTGCCAATGGGCATTGCCTTGTCTATGAATGTAGGTATAAGACTGCGTTCACCTTTGTATGAACTGTCTTCTTCGATGCGCATAGCTTCTAAGCTACATTTGGTAATCGTATCGTCCGATACACCTAACCATTGCATGAGTTTTTTAAATTTAACTGTTACCTTGCGCCCAGGTTGCCAGCTTGCTTTGAATCCGCAATTGAAACAATGATAGCTAACACCTTCGTTGATCATAATGCCACCACGCTGTCTGTTATCAGCACTAGTGCCATTATGATGACAGCAGACCGCGTTGAAGCTAACCCATCCGCTGGGTGTAACTTTGCGCTTAGAAGGTAGGTATGACTGTATTGTATCTATGATCAAACTCATAGTTACATTTTACAGTCTTACTAGTACTTTGTCAATTTTTCCGGTGTTACTATCTGCTCGAACGTAGGAGATTCTTAGCCATCCTGCTTCGCTGTTGAACCCATCTAGTACTCCATACACGTTTGATAAAATTGTAGTGCTGGTGGTAACGGCAAACGTTTCAACTGTAGTCCATATTGTTGCTGTGCTAACAACAGGATCCTTTGCAAACTCTACGCTTACATCGCCTTCTAGCGAGGATATGTGGAATTCTAAAGTTAGTTCTGGATCTTCAACAATATCGTTTGGAGGGTTGATTTCAACGCATTCACTATAGTATGTTGGTATACTTGATACTGTATCGTGTAACGGTAAGAACGTATTGATCACTTGCGGTAACAATGTTTGAGGAATAGCAGAGCCAATCAATTCCATTGTTCCAGTAGCACCAAACTGTGTGTCTCCGTATACAATGCTCTTAGTGTAATCATCGTTTAAAATGTATACTGTGTATCTTAAGAACTGTGGATTTAAAATCTCAACGCTATCTGCTGGTATGCTAAAGGTAGCAAGTCCGGGTGTGCTCGAATGTACAACATCGGATGTGTACACTTCTTGTCCAAATGTGTCCATTAGAACACATCTTAATGTTTTGTCAGATACGTCTATTCGTTTCTGATCAGAATTCTTAATGTCAAGCTCGATGACATTTTCGAATCCCTTGTAAATTTTTATTTTTCGTTGGTACACAATTCTCCACTCCAAAGGTGATGACGCCAAATCAAGATTGATCGCAATCCTGTTTGAATATAAATAACTTGAAATTTTTTGCATTTGGTTAAAGGCCTCACTACTATTTATATGGCGAAATTAAGAGAAAACATACAAGAACAATTACCGTTTATATCTGTACTACACTACGGCGAGGCCGAGTTTGTAGGTATCATAATAAATCAAGATCAATTTGTGACCAGCTTTTACGACCTGTCTACAATCAAAGATCCCGAAGCCAAGACCCTATTCTTAGAAATCGGGGAAGCATGGTGGTGGGAATCAAATCGTCAGATTCCAATTAACATATTTCTGCGTAGAGAAATAGAACCTTTCAAATACGCTATTAAAACGTTCAACAGCAAAGATGTTCGCATAATTCTAGGCCCAGTAGTAAACTTAATGAATATGACTCTAAAACGAGTCAAACGAAAAAGCGTACAGCTAGTTAGAACACCTAAGCGTTAACTAAATTCGTAGCTAATATTTTCGCAGATTAAATTCATCTGCACTACAATGGCCGCAGCATACGCTACTGCATGTGCCTTCTTAAAATAGTATTCGTCACCTTCGGGTTTAAGCCATACTTCCGCTTTTACAACATTCCAATCTTTCCCTATTAGATATCGTTTAGCCGGACGAATTACAGCTAATACTGCGGCTAGTTCTTCTATACTAGTGGGTTTCATTTCACGCAATATTGACCCGTGACCGTTTACGTGAAACAGCATACTAGTAAATTGATCATCTAATAACAAGTCCCACAGCGGCTCTTGCTCTAACAATCTACGTAGATGATCCTCATCCTTAACGTCTTTGTATACGCTAACATTTAAAAAGTCAATCTTAAAATATCCGCGATCCTCTGCTTCTTTGTAATCAATGTTTGAAAGATTAGTTACTGGATTGTACGGGATAGGAGTACAATACACTCCAGTATTGTGCTTTTTAAAAGTGCCATTGTCGTTCTTAATAGACGCAGGTATGTGCTTGATAACTGCTAAGGCTTTTTCTCTATCAGCAAAGTCAATATCAATATCTGGCATTAGTGTGATGTCTCTGATTCAAAAAGCATTAATGGTAATGCATCTACTAAGTAATCCGCGTACTTGTCCGCTGCCTCAAAGTCTTGAAAGCCTGTGAGTTTAACATAGACTGCAACTTCTTCTTCGGATGTAATTACTTCTAATGAAAGTTGTGTTGGATCGGGTTTCATAAATTTGATTCCTTAACAATTTGTTTTACTAAGTCCATATCAAATTTTTGATTCTTAAATTTCTTAACCCATACCTGTGGGTCAATAATATTACCGATTGCTGATAACTGGTCGTCTCTAAAATTAGAAAGCATTTCTTTGCCAGTAGCACAGTTTAAAACTAGCCACGGACTAACCTTACCATCTTTGATATCATACACTGCTCTGTTTGTGCTTACATACTTAAAGTAATGATTCCACACAGACTTATTATCATCTGCCCATGCCTGCATGTGAGCAACTGATCGTTCTAATGCTGTCTCAACTGACTCAGTGTGGATTAAGTTAATGACGTATTTTTCATACAGTTCATCTCTACACCAATGATCTAGTTTAACACCACTGCGCACTACCCATTCAATAAACTTATCAGGATACAACGGATTAGTATTACTAACAAATGAACCAAATTTTACAAATGCATTATAATAAGGGCTACGTGCAAATTCGTCGTGTGTTTTATTCTTACCAAGTCCTTGCGTAATTTGAAAGAATCTATTAAACGTCATGTAGCCTATGTGAACATGCTTCTCGTCCTTGGCTAAGTACCTACGTTTCTGTTCGCACAGATGCACTGCAAGAGTTTTCTCTTGCATGAACTTTGATTTGCAAAATTGACAGGTATATGGTTTATTCACACTTAATTGTAACATCGTTAAAACATTTTAGCAATTTGTTTGTCGTCATAACCGTATGTTTGTGCTAGCTTCTTAGCTTCCGCAGTAGTCATTAGTTGGGACAACATATCAATTTCGTCTTGTTTTTTATTTGGATAAATTTCTAATAAAAACTTAGCTAACTTGTTGTTGCCTTGTTTCTTTTTAAAACCAATCCATTGATGAAAGTAGATTTGTTGGCTTTCGTGCCCGCACATACATAATAGTTGCCATAACAGCTTTGGGTGTTTTTGTAAGACATTCCAATGCTTATTGAAGTACTCATTAACTGTTAGTACATAGTGTTCTTGTAAATCACGCTTACTAGAATTAACATTACTAATATATCTGTTAAGAATGAAGAACTCGTTCTTAAGAGATTTTCTTTGATCGTCAGTAATCTCATCCCACAGCCCTTTGTAGTTCATGTCTACGGCTGCAAGTTTATCTTTTAATTCAATCTTCTCTGACATCGTCGATCTCTGTTGGTGGAGGTGTTCCGTTACTATGCTTATCTGTAACTTTGTCTACATCCTGGAACAGGCGTTTTTCCTGTGCAGTTAATTTGTCTTTGTGTGTTTTGCGTGGGTTTCCGCATAGGTAACATTCTGGATTACCACAATCCATTACATGGTGTTTTGCTAGACGATGTGGCTCTTTTATCGCTTTGTCTTTGTTAGTGAGTCCATGTGCCTTGGCGATCTTAACTTGTTTCTTAACAGCATTCTCGTCGTTTAAAATACGTTTGCTTTTTTTGAATTTATCTTCTTCAGTACTCATTTAGGATCGTCCTTAGTTAGTCTATATATTAGTATAGCACGTTCTAGTGCAGAATGTAAAGCAGGATTGGTTTTACTAGAAGCAATAATGTGCGCCCACAAATCCAATTCGTCTTCAAGTTGTCGATCGTAATCGCGGCCGATTTCAACGCGGTATGTTGAGCCAGGCTCTCTAGCGTAAGTCACACCGTTGGCTTTTTCATAAATGTATGTTATGCCAGGTGTGAGCTTGCCCATTACAGAATTTTGCTTAGATCAATTAGTTCGCTTTGTCTGCTAATTTCTTTTACAAAATACGCACAGAGTGGCTTAGGTTCTTTGTTTAATGGAACTGACAATAGCTGTCCGTTTTTCATCTTTGGGAAATACCATTTAACATCATTATAAAAATTTACAATTTCAATCTTCTTAAACTCTACTCTAAAGCCAGTTAACGGGTTAAAACAAAATGCTTCAAATCCTCTATCGTTTAAACTAGTAAGTGGAAGAATTTCTATATCGCAGGAACTTGAACTATCACCTACTGCAATAGACCAATCAATGGGCATAGTAACTTCGTCATTACCTATTCGTAATACCATTGCTGGACTATTAAAACTTTCCAAGAAAATTAACGGCATGAAAAAGAAATCAGGATTTTGTGCATCGCTGTTATCTAGTACACTAAACCGTACACTATCATCTACCTCGTCGGGCAGGTTGTTCAGATCAAATGCCTGATTATCTAAGGTTAAAATTTGCATGTTATTATTATTTCCAGTCTATTTTCTCGATTGTGAAAGGATACTTTGCATCCTTGTAAAACTTTTTACGTTGTGTGAGATGTCGCTTTGCGTACTTACATGTCGAGGTGATATCCCAGATCTGGACAAAGTCCTTATCGTCTGCTTTTCTAATGCCTCGTCCAATAGATTGGATAACCCTTGTAAAGCTCTTTCCGGACTCCACCATAACCAGATTAAAAATACGGGGGATATTAATACCCACAGCGGCCACACCGTAAGTCGCCACAATAATCTTGTTATCAACAGTTTTAACTTCATCGTATTCACTTTTCCTATCTTTTGTTTTTACTTCGCCGGAGATAAAGACACTATCAGGGATTTCGTTTACAATGAATTTTCCTGTCTCAATCCGATTTACTAGAACTAACGTATTGCCACTATTAGAAATCCCGTTAACTAGTTTTGATATAAAAATCATCCTGTCTTCGTCTGTGACAAGATATTTGTATTCTTCTGCATATGACTTAAATTCAGGTAAGTCGATAAGTTGTGTAATGTTTACATGACATGCTGACAATACGCCTTGTGCTTGTAATTCATGTGCGGCTACTTGGTGAACAACAGGACCTAAGCTGGCAAAAATCTGCTCTGCTTCAAAGTCGTCCTTTGGCACAGTGCCTGTTAATCCCCAACGAATTGCAGCATTATTGAAGTTTTGTGTTAGCAAGTTACGTAGTACTGTTGCCTTAGCCATATGTACCTCGTCAACCATAATTGTACTAACGCCGTCAAGAAATTCAGCAAGAGTTAAAATATCTTGTTCGTGATTCTTACTCTTCTTGTCAAGTATGTTAAGACTTTGCCAAGTAGCAATTGTGTGAGTTTTGTATAGATCTTTTCGGTCGCCATAATAAACTCCGACATCTAATCCGCAGTTGATAAAATCTTCTTCTGTTTGTTCAACTAGTGATTTATTAGGTACAATAGTAAATGTTCTGCCGTATGGTTCACAAATCTTTGCTAAGGTAGCAGTGGTAATAGTCTTACCGAAACCTGTTGCAATTTCTTGTAGACACTGCGGATTTTCGAGAAATTTATTAACTACTTCAACTTGGTCTTCACGTAGTCTAATAGGTTGTCCTGCAAATCTATGACCAGCAGGCCAGCAAGAGTCTCCCCAGAAGTCAGCTTCAACTCGTGGAAATTGTAAGTTAATAGGGCTACGATGATCTACCACCTCTGCAACGTCTACACCACAACTTTCTAACACTTCGAGTATTTTAGGCAATTGACTTAGGTAGCCATTGCCGCCGAGTCCGAATAGTGTAATTGCTCCGTCCCAACGTCCTAACTTGTATGCCGGACGATATCTTGCCGTTGGATCTTCGTACTTAAACGTATTTGCTAATTTGCGTCTAACTTCTACTGCAAGACCTTCAATTTTAAGATTTACTTCGTCTTGAATAATTAATTTACATGATGGCATCTGCACCTCCTAGTGGACGCTTGTCATTGTAGTATACTATCAAATCAACAGCATCGCAATAGACGGAGGTTTTATTGCCTTTGAAATTATTTGAGAATGTAATCACACTTTTCGGGTACCAATTAGTCTGTAACATGAATTTTGGTAGCTTACTGTTAGCAATGCCTGCCGCTTGCGTATTGGCATCTAACTTAGCATTATAACCTAGCGTTGATATTGTAGAGTTAAATTCTTTGTTACTGTCAGTGACACTGTCGAATCGAAAGTACACACCAACGTCTTTGTCAATTCCATTATTTTTCAGGGATTTTGACATTTTTTGTAAATTTTGTAAACAGTCCTTTGACTCGTGTCCATTGAATACAAACAATACCGGCAAGCGATCTAGTTCTTGCAATGCCTTGATGAGGTCGTCAAGTTGAGTAACATTACTGTCAATCCACACCCGATTGCTTGGTCTGTTAGCAATGGCATTTTTCAGTGAATTTTCAGGATTTTTCGGAAAAACTGAGTATTGAAATTTTTGTCGTCTGTCATTGAGTAGTGTTAAATTCAATTCAGAAATTTCACCAATGTCTTGTTTGATTGCCGCTAACAATTTTTCATTTGTTAAATTAAACACATCAAACTGGTTTGTTTTATTTGCGTGAAAATCTGAAATTTCCTCATAAAATTTCATGATTGTCGGATCAATGTCAAACTTCTGAGATTTAAATGTTCCTACAACTAAGTGGATGTTCTTCTCAGTGAGAGGCAGGCTGTATTGCTTTGGGTTCAGTGAAATCATCTGACCATCAATTGATTTATTCAAATCGGTGATCGCCTGTCGTAGTCGCTTATTATAGGTAAATTCCACTATAATGCGACTATCATTATCTTTGTTTAGAAAAATTCTTCTAACTTGTTCAATCACTCTAAACGATGTACTCCACGTTGGAGTTTCGACTGCTGCTCTTTGCTCGGGCAGTGATGAAAATATGTGTTCACTATTTTCGTTGAATATTTTTACCAGCAATTTTGCCTGATTTTCGGTTAAAAAATGGCCTGAGTTAATTTGCTTGGCAAGGCTTATCAAAACCTTTTTATCCCTTACTGGGATGTCTTCACTTAACTTTTCAATTCCTTGTCGGAACAGCTCTATGAGCAATGTGTCTACTGTTATCATTCTTTTATTATACTATAACATACAATACTTGTCAAGTATTTTGTGAATTTTATTTTACAGAGAAGCGTCTTCCATACCTGCTACTCTAAGTTTAACAATGTTTGTAAGTTGCCATTGTTTTTGGTCTAATGCTTTTGTAATGCCTAGCCATTTGTTGCGTAGCAATGCAAACTCATTAATAATTTTTTCAAAATCGACCACATCGGACTCGCCTTCAACGAATTTTTCACAATCCCTTGAAGACAGAGCCCTTTGATAGTTTTCTAAATACTTACGGAAGTGTTGACTCTTAAGTCTACGCAATTCGATATTCAAATATTCCAAAATTGCCTCAATTTCTTGAAGCTGACCATAACGTTCTTCCACAATGCCAGGCATACTGGCTGCTGCTTTTTCAATATTTCCCGTTATACGAGCATCACTTCGTGCAGCCTGTAATTCAGCTTCAAAGTGTACCACAGCATCTGGAATGTACGAAATATCTTTCGAAACTTTTGTATACCAATTCATAGTTTATTCATCATCTTCATAAGAGTCGATATCTTCGTCGTCCATGTCGTCGTCTTCACTATCTTGATCAAGATAGAAGTCGATAGCATTGTCAAGATCTTCGTCAACGCCGGATGCCCCGGCCATAACTTTGTCACTGATTCCATGATCTGCTAATAGATCAACATATCTTTCCGCCAATACATCAAGTACTTTTTTATCAACATACTCTTTGAATAACATCCAGATATCGCCAATATGATTTTCGTTCATTTTAAATAATTTCTCCAGTTTCTTCATCAATGGTAGATTGTACTGTAGGAACTGTTCGTGTATCGTTAAATTCTAGCATGATCTTATCAAGCCCGCCTTCCTCGTTACGTTCCCATTCCTTACGATACATTTTAAATTCTGTACCATCTGTTGAAACGTATTTAAGTCTGTTGCCGTCTTTTGTAAGAATACCTTTTGCTTCGCACAAGTCAACTAAACCACTGTACGGACTCATACCAGTCTCATATGGGATTTCAACTTGAACCGATTCAAATGGTTTTGCATAACGAGTTTTCATAATCTTACAAGCTGCTCGGATGCCGTTAACGGTTGTAGTCTTATTACCATCTGCGTCTGTTTTTAATTTCAACTTACGCATAGCAATAACAATAGAGCTTGCATAGATGAAGCCTTGACCGCCTGAAATCTTGTCATCTGGATCAAACATGTCCTGACTTGCGTATGTGTGATTAGTACAAACCAATCCAACATTGTAGCTACCAAACATGTTTACACAGTTACGGACCAATGATGTAAGTGCCTTAGGTTTACGACCCATATCACCTTTCATTTCGCCTGCTTCGAACTGATTAACGTCAGTTGGAGTTAATAGCATACCTAATGAGTCAATTACAAATAACACTTTCGGACGGGTTGCTTCATCCATCACTTTGTATTCTTTCATGAATTCAGAAATGGTTTTTGCCACATCGTCGATCATAGCCATGTTAAGTTTTAACAACTTGTCTTCACTAGTATCAACGCCAAGCGCATGTAACCATGCCTCATCAAGTGCGTTTTCACTGTCAATTAGAACAACATAAATTCCTTGTTGTTGAGCAGCCTTAATAAGGTTGCCGGAACAGATATATGACTTACCTGCGCCTGATTCACCTGCTAGAACAGTAACTTTGCCAAGCGGAACGCCCTTGTTGAAGTCTGAACTAATCAAGTAGTTTAGAGCATAGTTGCCTGTTGAGATCCAATCTGTAGGATCGTTGAAGCCAACACCTAAACCGTCAATGCTCTTGGTTAGGGTTTTGCGAAATTTCGATAAATCGAATGCTTTTGTTGCCATATTATTTCTCCTGGAATGACGACAATAGGGGCGCGAAGCCCCTATTGTTTTTTAGCTTACTGCTTGTTACGATTGCGAATCATAGCAAGAATGTCGTCTGCACGACCGCCTGTTGCTGCTGGTGCAGCGGCTTCTTGCTTAGGTGCAAATGATTGTTCAGCACTTGCTACATCATCTTCCCAAGGTGCGGGTGCTGCGGCTGCAGGTGCAGCAACTGGTGCTGGACGAGCTGCTGGAGCTGCCTTAGGAGCAGAGTTAGGATCACCAGTTGCCTGGCCCATACCTGCTGGTTTGAAGTATTGTCCCCACTTGTCCATGTCGAAAGCCTCGCCATCAACAGATGCTTCAAACATCTCTTTGATAACTTTCAATTCAACATCAGTTGGCTTCTTAGGCAAGTAATCCTTAAGATCAAACAAGCCATGTGTTTCCAAGTTAGCAGTTTCTGCTGCATCCAATGGACGAGTACGACGGCTCCACTTTGATGTAGAGTAGTCAGCATAACCACCTTTTGAAGTCTTGATCAACTTGAAGTCAACTCCGTTAACAGCGTCAGTTGGCAAGTCATCCATTTCTGGATCAAGCAATGCGCCACGGATTAATTGGAAGATCTGTGGTCCGATAATGAAACGACGGTTTGCATTTTCTGGACGATTTTCTTCTTTGAGACCGTCTTCAACAACGTATCCCTGGAAGATGTATGAACGCTTCTTCCAATACTTACGACCCATATCTTCCAATGCTGGGTCTTTGAACCAACCACGAACCTCAGAAAGGATCGGGCAAGTTTCTCCGTACATTTCCATACAAGGGACGTTAACGGTTACTGGCTTAGTGTCAGTAGAACCTTTGACGCCGGCGAATGGCAATTTGATCATTGCACGTTCTACCCAGAAAAATGTGTTGTCGGGATTTCCGTCAGGTAAAAAACGGACTGTTGACTCGGAACCTTCTTTTAAGTTCCAGAAAGGGTAAATGGAATTATCTCCACCGGTACGTTCACCGCCACCTTTCGAATTACCTTCTTGCTCTTTGAGCTTTGCTCTGATTTCAGCTAATGATGCCATGATTATCTCCTATTGTTAGCCTATATTGTTTTGCATTTCTGCTAGTTTTGCCTATATCTACTTTGCACTATTGCAAAGTAAAAAAGTGCATACATGTTATTGTACGCACTTTTATTTATCATTGCAAGAGATATCTTGCTTAAATGTGATTTATTTTTGCCGTTTTATTTTAAACCAGCAAGTTGATATAATCGATTCGATTCATATACGTGTGACAGCTCACTAATAACACCGTGTGCAATCTTGGCTGCATCTTCACCGAACTGTTTCTCTACTGCTAATAACACTCCAGTTTCGCCCTTTGGGAAGTTACCAGTTGTTTCGTCATACATTGATTTAACAAATTCGATTACTTCGTTTTGCTTGCCAGTACCTTCGAAGAATTGTTCAATGTCTAAACCTGCCTTAGTAATTGCTTCGCCTAAGCTCATTTCGCCTGATCCAAAGTTTACAATAGTTTCAGCAGTTGCGCCAGCTTTCTTTGCCTTCTCAATCGCTTTTGCCATTCCTTTTCTAGCCAAATGTCTAGCTGGATTCTTAATAACATTTCCAAATTGATCTTTGTTATCGTCTTTCTTTTTGTACGGTCCGTCGAATGGTACATCGTCGTTGCCTTCAGCTACAGGAGCAGGTGCTGCCGCAGGAGCTGGTTCTTCAACTGGAGCTTCTGGAGCAGGCGCTGGTTCAGCACCGGGTGTTGGAAATTCAATCTTGTCTGCTAATTCAGGTAAGTTAGTTTCGATGTAACCTTTGATAACTCCAGCTAATTCTGTTTCGGCTGGTAATTGTTTTAACATATTTTCAAAGTCGGAATCGTCAATAAGATCTTTCAAACTCATTGCAGCATTCAATCCATCGGTACCTGCTTTTGGATTCGTTGCTAAAAATGCGTTCAGTGTATCAATTGCTTGTTGCTGTGTTGCATCATCTGTGCTGTCTAACTCGCCTGCTTCTGCAACCAGATTATTTAAGAATGATTCATATGCATCTTCAACAGTAGTGTTAGTAGATCCAGTTGTAGTATCATAATCTACCGTATCTTCGTCTAATAAATCATCTGCTGATAATTCCATTACAGGATTAACTTCTTCACCTACTAACTTATAAATGTATGGGAATACATTTTTCAACTCTTCATTGAATGATCGAATAGTTAAACGATCAATCCAGTCGTTGACTATGTCTTCTGGAATTTCTTGTGCGTCATTTACAACAAACGACTCTGCAAAATTTTCATAGTAGCTCTTATTCTGCAAGCTTCTAATTTCTTTCTTAACTTGGTCAATACGCTCGTATACCTTAGATTGGATAGCACCCATTGCTTCCGAAACCATTTCATTGCGATCTACATATCCCTTAAACATACGTAACTTGTTTAATTCTTCGCTCAATCCAGTAATGTGTTGTCCAATGCCGTCATATGGAGTGCCGCCGTGTGCAACGTGAGTTGCTAATGCTCTAGCACCGTTCAAATGCTTAACTGGATATTTAAAACGTTCACCTTGACTATTTTCTACATAAATGCTTTCGATGTGTAGTGTTCTGCCGGCAGCATGTGCATAGTTAACTGGCTGGTTGTGTTTAACAATTAGTTTGGCCTCGCCCATGTTCTGATAACTGGTTTTCGATGTGCCCCACAATTTACTTTCTGTCATGCTACTTTCTCCATTAGTCTTGGCTAAATGTTGATAATCTCTTTTATCTAAATTGCTCTTTGATATATCTCGGACTGAGAACTTCATTAGTTTTCTACTTGCAAAATCGCTTAATGATTCCAAAAAGTGGTACCATTGTTTTTTCACGCTTTCTGGTTGGTCGTCAACAATCCCGTTACTGTACATAACAACTAATCCGTCGTTTTCAGTATCGTCGTCGTCTGCACTTGGGGCACCAATACTAATAGTAATTGATCCTAAGTTTTCTCCGTTCTTAACGAAATCAAATTCGAAAAAACGTGCATCTGATGGTCTGTCTGTGACAGCACTATTTTCATCGCCAAGTTTAACTTTGGAAAATTGTGTGCGAATTTTTCCAAATAGTTCTTTTGCGATAGGGGCGAGGTTCTTATCCATATTGCTAATATTTATCAAAGAGTTGATGAAACAAATATAGGCATGGGCAGTTCGAAGTCTTCGTCGTACCCGTCACCGCTACTAAATGATTCGAATACCCTAGAATCCCAATCAGCTAATACTTGACTCATTCGCACTATTAACAGTAATGCACTAACAAGGTCGTCTTCTTCGCCTGATTTAGCTTTGAAGGTAACTCCAGTAGCAATAAACGCCTTAAGTTCTGAAATTAAGGGCTTACTGTTAATCTTCATTTTGTTTGACTCTATTAAGTATTTCAAACGAGCAGCAGCAGAAATCTTAGTTTTGTGTGTTGTATTAAACCCTTTGCGGAACTTGCGTACATGTCCTTTTCTCATAGGTTCTGATACGAACAATCCGGCAAACTGATCTTCTCCGATGTCGTTAATACAAATTAATCCGGCTTCGCCCACTGTGTTATTTTCTATACTCCAATAGATGTTTCCAGTACTACCTTCACCGACACACTCCTGTATATACTTAAGAATATCTTTTAATACCTTAATCTGTCCTTGTATAGGAGTTAGGTTATGATGCCACTCAGCTACTTGAATAAATGTTGGCAATTCAAATACTTGTATACCTGCTGAGTTGCCGCCCGTGCCTAAACTAGGATCTAAACTAACTGCGTAAATGTGTTCTTTGTCGGGCTCTTTGTACCAACGTGTTTGCCCCATATTCATAATGGGTTGCTTACCTTCCATGCCAGCAAGATGAATACTGTTGATCAGTGTTTCGTCATATACTAAGAATTCACAATTGTATTCACGGCGGAAACGTTCTTCGCCAATTCGTCCACGTTCCAACGCTGCCCACTTGTCGTCACGATCCGGATGTTCGCTCCATGCACAAGTGAACGGGAAAAACCCATTAACACCTGTTACTTGCTCGTTTCCGAACTCGTCAAACTTCTTGTTTGCTTCCTTCCAGATGATAGCAAATGTATCTTCGTCTGAGTTTGGAGTTGAAGTGATAATCGCACGTCCACCAGTTGCAAGTGTAGGCGATATAGAAGTCCAAAACTCTTCTGCAATATTAGGCGGAACAAATGCAAACTCGTCACAGTATAGTAGGGAGATAGACATACCACGACCTGTGTTGCCAGTAGTAGTTGTAGAGACAATACGTGATCCATTATCAAACTCAATAGAGCCCTTGTTATAGTTTACCACACCTGAGCGGATATGATCAGGACATAGTTCGTAAGCGTAACGAATACGCTGCATAATTTCTTGTGACCCTGTAAACTTGTGAGCAGAAATTAGCACAGTTTGGTCCGGGTGGAACATTGCATACCATAGTAAGTAACCTGCGGCGCAAGTCGTCTTGCCCATTTGTCGTGGTAGCATGTTTACATTGAATCGATGTCCGTGATACGCATCTAATAATCTTTCTTGATATTCAAACGGTTCAAATAACATCTTACCCTTAACCGGGTGTTGAATGTAAAAGTAATTTTTACAAAAGTAATGATACCCTGTATTGGGGTCAGAACACGCGATCAAATCCTGAATATGTGATTCAGTAAATGTTTCGCGAGTGTGCGCTTTTTTTGTTAAGACGCCATCTAATGATTTAGTAGCCATAAATGTATTTACAATAAAAAAGCGAGCCTATGGCTCGCTTTGAGTGGGATCTTAATCATCCCGACTGCACTGGTATTCTTATCTATTTTTAATAGCTTCGTACAAGTTGCCTAGTCTGGCAACAAGAGCTGCCTCATCAACACCGTACGGGTTACCGCCGCCATTGACTTTTTCGACTTCGTTACCACCATGGCTATGCATGTCATCTCCGGTTGGTGTAACATCTCCGACTGTGCCGTACATTTCATCTGGCTCAGTACTAGCATGATCAAAGCCGCCTGCGCCAGCTTCATCCATATCAATTAATTCTTCAGGGCCTTCTTCAGGTTCACCTTGGTCATCATCTGATGACATGTGTCCAATAATTGCACCTAGCTCGTCTGCTTCACTATCATTGCTGTTATCTAAGTTACTTAGAATGTCCATTAGATCACGAATGCCACCGGCGCCGCTACCATTCATACTAATATTCATAGTAACATTATCTTGTTGCTTAGGAGCAGAATCCATTGGATTCATTTCAGGCATCATTCCACACTCGTCAATGATTGTTTCATTGCCTGCGGGCTGATCTAAGTCACGCATTTTTTGCATTAATTCGTTGAAGTTCATTTTATTTTCCTTTTGCAGAACCGATTGGACTCTTGCCCGCAACAGGTTTAGCTTGTTCGTTTGATTTTTCTTTCGGTGATTTTTTTGCTAGAATAGAATCATTTACACCTTTGTACTGTACTTGTTCTTTTCTAACTTTTGCAAGATCTTTTAAGAAGTTACTGATGCCTTTTTCACCTACCATATTTTGATTGTTTTCTTTCTGATAGTCTTGTGTTAACAATGCCTTGTTATCACTTTCTAAATTTTCTACATTTAATTCTGCTTCTGCATCTTCTAGTGGGCTGCGTACTTTGATACGTTCAGCAGTAAGACCAGTTTGCTCTAACATGTAATTAGTTAAAACTGCACTAGTTGTTGGGTATTCTAATTCAACATCAAAGATGCTTACTTGTGCGTTTTCCATTGTAGGAAAGTCGCGTAATTTTGCTTGGATGGGTGTAGTTTTAGTTTTTGTAAACTTAGCTACTTGATATTTCTGAAGAGCATTTTCCATAACATCTTCGCAGTTTTCTGGAAGATCTCCGGCAATTTTAATTTTGAAAGAGTACTTTTTCTCTTCCTTGCTTTCCATTAAGTATTCGGTAAACGATTTCATAGATGTGATCCTGATGTATTATTTATTCATATTTTTGAGTTTTTCTATTAGACTATTACGGTCTGACACAATGACTCCTGACCCAGTAACATCTACACTATTGTCTTGTTGTCCTGCGTCTTGATCCATCTTCTGTTTCTTAAGTTGTAACTCAATCATCTTAAGTTTTTTATCAATTTTAGCTGCCTTAGCATCGATAGCATTTTTAAGCATACCACCTGCTACTTCAAAGATACGTCCCGAATACCGTGCTTCTACGTTCATGCCTAAGTCCATTAAGTCGTCATATGCATCAGTAGCACGTTTTGCTAGTTCGTCAAACTCGGAATCGGCAATATCGCCTAACCCCTTAACTGCTGGAAGTGCTGCACTAATTTTGTCAAATTCTGCCATATCACGCAAAAAAGGCTGTGCAATTTCCGCAGCTTTTTCCTTCTCAGCTTTCTTGATAGTCTTCTTGCTTTCAGGCAAATTTAAAATTTCTTCGAGATTTTTCATAATACTACTTATCTTTTTCCGCCTTGGTGGAATAACTCTTGTTCAGTAAGTATTCTAAACTTAATACCCTGTCTACGGCACCACTCTGATGCAGCACGCCATTTGTATTGATTCTTAGCGTACTGTAGTTGGTTATTACGATTCTTCCCAACTTTCTCTTTTAATGTTTGGTTTTGAGGTTTTACTTCGATTAATTCTACTTGCATTTTGCCTTGAGCATCTGCATATTGTATGAAGAAGTCTGGTACATATACTGTACCTTTTCCTGTAAAAGGATCTTTGTAGGGAATCTTAATTGCTTCGCTTGCCCATTTAAGTATGCGTGGGTCTTGATCACAGAATCGCATGAAGTGCCATTCCCAACTACTTCTATATGTCGGACTTTTATTGCCTACATATTTGTCTGGGTTAGTTACTGTAAATTTACCTTGAGCAAAACGACTCATTGCTTAATGTTTCTACTTTCAGCAGTTTCTTCAGTAGTAGTTACTTTGAATCCTAGAGACGAACTGCGGTCTCTATATACGTTTAGCACTTCTGCAACTACACGACTAAGTTGTGCATCACTAAGTCCTTTGATCGTATCTAGTAACTGAAACGGGCTTACATTTTCTAATCTAGATTGATTTAACATAACAATAGCAGTGCTCTTTGCTGCTTGATCGTCAAAACCTCTTTTTAAAAAGAATCCAACTACTGCATCTATTTGATTAGTTGGAAAAGTAACTTGGTGTTGAAAATACCTATCGAAAAAATTTCGTACTTCTTTGTTAGATGTGCTATCGCTAGGAAGATTAGTTTTTGTCATGTTAGGCGCCTGTTATATTTTTCAATACACCAACAGTTACATTATTAGTTGGTTCAGCTATTGGAAAGTTAAAATTATTTAACGTTCCTTGGCCTGTGGCGCTTTGAGTCCCGGATAATTTTACTGGACTAATCGATGCAATTGCATTAGCAGTTAATACCTTTGAATTATTATATACATTTGTGCTAGATGTTGCAGCACTTTCTGCTTGGCGCTGCTTGGCGTCTGTTGTTCCTATTGCCATTGTTT